ACTAATACTACTTACTACACAATTGTAAGTGGTGATAACTGGGAAACAGGTAGAGGTACTTATACTTTATCTGGCACTACATTATCAAGAGATACAGTTATAGAATCTAGCAACAGTGGTTCTAAAATCTCACTATCTGGTGAAAGTGAAGTGTTTTGTACTTACCCTGCTACAAAAGCTGTAGCACAAGATCTAAATAATGTTGCAACAGCACCACAATTTGCTGCTTCTAATGGTATATATCAAAATTCAAATACAGTTAATACAAACATAACTTTTGAAACTAATAATAACGGAATGTCGGCAGGTCCAGTTACTGTAGCAAGTGGTATTACAGTAACAGTTCCTAGTGGCTCTAATTGGGTGATCGTATAATGGCAATAAAAATAAATGCAGATACAAGTAGTGGTTTAAAATTAATTTCAGATACTTCTGGTGTAATAGAATTTCAAACAGCAGGAACAACAAGAGCTGGAGTTAATTCTACAGGTCTTACTGGAGATGGTTCTCAATTAACAGGAATAGCAAGTGGTGGTTTAACATTACTTAAAACTGTGGCAACATCTTCAGGCACAACAGTTGTTGCAGCTGATTTAGCTTTATCTACTTATAAAACATTAATAGTAGAGTTTTGGTCTTGTAGTCCTGACACTACTGAAGATACCTCAATAAGATGGGCAAATACTGGTGGAACAGCACAGAAATTAGGGGTTAATGGAACAAATGCTTCACAAGGTTACTATGGTAGAGTTACTCATGATTTAGTTAATAAATATGTTTGGACAAATGTTTTTGATAGAGACCAAACTACTTTAAATGCAACTATGCTAACAGCACAAAATGCTGAAGTATCAACGGGAGTAAATAGTCAAATAACAGCCTCAACTACAAGCCTTACTTTTGATTGGGCTTCTGGTCAAGATTTTGATGGTGGACAAATATTAATATACGGACTTAAATAGGAAAAAATATGGCTAGTATAAAACTAACAGGTGATACAAGTGGGGTGATTACAGTATCAGCTCCAGCAGCAGCAGGAACTAATACTTTAACATTGCCTGCAAGCACAGGAACGCTACTTACTACAACTGGTAATGGTTCACAATTAACAGGGATTACTAGTGGTGGTATGACACAGCTTGCTTCTTTTGCTACTACATCTGGAACAACAGTTGTTTCACCAACTATATCTTTAACAGGTTATAAGATGATGGTTTTGGTTTTAGATACTATAGAAGCCGATGCAGATACAAATGGAGCTATTAATTTAACACCTAATGGTGGTACTATCGTAGATTTTGCAGGAGGAATGGGACCTACTAATGTTATGTATGGTCAATGGTTTATAGATTTAGCATCTGGTCTAGGTAATGGTGCTGTTAATATTATAGCTACTTCTTCATCAACAGGAGTTATTGCAGCTCAAACATCTTCCAGATGTTTTCTTAATACTGGTATAACAACATCTACTACAAGTATAGCATTTACAATGAATGGCTCTGTAGCCTTTAATGGCGGTTCTATTACAATCTACGGACTTAAATAGGGAATAATTATGGCAACAACAATAAATGGTTCTACAGGAGTAAGTTTAATACAGGATGGTGTTATTGCATTAGCAGACTTATCAGCTACTGGTACTGCAAGCTCATCTACCTTTTTACGAGGTGATAATGCTTGGGCAACTCCAGCAGGTGGAGGTGTAACTCATTTAGGAACTATGACTACAACTTCAGGAACATCACAAACGATTACAGGATTAGATTTTACTGATTTAAACATGTTAATTTTTATAGTTGCACAAGTAAGCCATTCAGATGGTACAAGTAGAAAATTATCAATAGGCATTGCAGGAGGAGCAAATTTAGCTATAGGGGATGCTGTTGCAGCAGGAAATTGCTCTATAGGACAATACATATTTGATTTAAGGTCAAATATAGGTCATTTCCCACAATCACCAGGTAATGCTCCAATTACATCAGGCTCTGATTTTGTAGGTGGAGGTACAGGACATGCTCGTTATTTAATAGGAACAAATTTAAGAGCTTCTTCAAGCACATCAGTAACTGTTGCTTTTGAGGGTGGAGTAACATTTGACAATGGTAAAGTAGAAGTTTATGGACTTAAATAATTAACTAGGAGAAATAAAAATGGCAGCAGAACAAAACACAATAGTAACCCATCATTCAGATGGGACAACAACTACAGAAGTGGTAGATTGGACAGCAGAAGAATTAGCAGCTCATGCAGAAGCAGAAGCTAACGCATGGAAAGGTAATAGAATAGCAGCTTATCCATCTACAGGCGATCAACTAGATATGCAATATTGGGACAGTGTAAATAGCACAACAACATGGGCAGATGCAATAACAAAAGTAAAAACAGATAACCCTAAACCAGAATAAGGACAATAAATGTTTGGCATAAGTGCATTTTCACAATCTCCTTATTCATCTTTAGCAGGTGGTATTAAAGCTGGTATAGCTTCTATAACTGGTTCTGCTACTGTTACAGTTTTAACCTCTGGACAGTTTGTTGAAGGTGTTGCAAGTATTAATAGTACAGCAACAGTATCAGTAATATCTGCTGGACAAATAGTTCTTGGAATAGGAAATATATCTGGAACAGCAACTCTTGGTGTTATTACAAGTGGTCAGATTGTATTAGGCACTGGCGCAATAGTAGGAACAGGAACAGTTGTTGCTTTATCAGCAGGTCAATTTGTAAATGGTTCTGCACAAATATCTGGTGCTGCTACATTGCAAGGTTTAGGTGGTATGGATGCCATTGGAACAGCATCATTTAGTGGCAAAGCTACTGTAACATCAAGTGCTGTAGTAATATTTTCTGGAGATGCTTCAATATCAGCAACAGCAACAATAGTAGCAGATGGTCATATTCAAGGTAACAATTGGACAGTAATACCTGTAACTTCAAACACATGGAATAGGATAGGATAATTATGAGTAGAGATAAAATATCAGAATGGTCAGCAACGGCAGGTTCTAATACCGATGTTGGTGGAGTGAATATTAACGAAGGTTGCCCTCCAGCTACGATCAATAATGCTTTAAGAGAAATAATGGCTCAAGTAAAAGATTTTTCTACAGGCTATGATAACGATAATCTTGTAGTTGGTGGTAATCTTACAGTAGATGGGACAACAACTTTAACAGGAATTCCTACTGGACCAACAGCAGCTTCCGCAACAAATACAACTCAATTAGCTACAACAGCTTTTGTTGTTGCTAAAGTAGGTACTATAGGAACAATGGCTGCTCAAGCATCTAATTCAGTTAATATTACAGGTGGCACTATTTCTGGAACAACTATAAATTCAATTACTGTAGGAAGTAATGGTTCTGGCACAAAAACAGTATCTACTGGAAACCCTACTGGTGGCTCTGATGGTGATATTTGGTATAAGGTTTAATTATGCCTATCTTTGTTAATGATGGTGGCACTAATAAAAATGCTAATGAAGTCCATGTTAATGATAGTGGTACTTGGAAAAGAGCAAATGAAGTATATGTTAAAACTGGTGGAGCTTGGGAGTTAGCATTTGGCGTTACTTATGTTAGTTTATCTAATGCCTCTCTTTCTGGTGTAAATATGGGGTATATAAAAAACTTTAATTTAGGGACTTATTTAGGATTGTCTAGTCCAACAATTATTGTGGTAACAGTAACATCAGGAACAAATTTTGTTTCAACTAGTAATACAACACCAGCATTTGATGTTGGAACTTTACCTACTGGAACTTCTGTAGAAATATCTTTACCTAGTGATGCTAGTATTACTGGCAGAGGTGGTAATGGTGGTTATGGCTCAAATAGTGAAGGTAATCAATCTATGGCAGGCGACTTTGGTGGCACAGGACTATACACAAGATTCCCAATAGCATTAACTAATAATGGAATTATTGGTGGTGGTGGTGGAGGTGGTGGTGGAGCTGGAGGTCGTAGAGTTTATAATGCAGCTGGAAATGGTGGTGGTGGAGCAGGTGGCTATCACGAATCAATAGACTCTAATCAAATTGTAGCATCAGATGGTACAACAGGTTTATCACCAGGAACAAATGTAACTGTACCAGCAGGGTATGGTGGAATAGGAGCTGGACCAAGAACAGATGGCAGTACATCACCTAGAGCTTCTGATGGAACTAAAACAAATGGTGGTTTAGGTTCGGATGATGCACTAAATATAGGAAATAGAATAGGTGGTACTGGTGGTAATTTAGGAGTTGCTGGTTTAGCCGTTGTAGCGGCAGGTGGAGCAGCAGGTAATGCTGTAGATGGTCATTCATATATTACCTATGTTACATCAGGAACAATATCAGGAGGGCAAGTAAACTAATGCCTACTAAACGAGTTCAGTTCACAGATTGGCTACCAGATCAGCCAGATAATTCAGGTGCTTTAAATGAAGCTAAAAATGTAACACCAGTATCTGTTGGCTATCAACCTTTTCCTAATGCAGAAGATTTTAGTGGTGCAGCATCAGAAAATTTAAACTCTGTTTTTGTAGCAAAGTTTGACACAGAGGTTGTATTGTTTGCAGGTGGTGCTACTAAAATATTTAAGTTTAATTCAACTACAGAAGCGTTAGAAGATAAATCTAAATCAGGTGGTTATACAAGTGCATTTCCTTGGAAATTTTCGCAATTTGGAAAAACTGTGTTGGCTGTAAATGGTACAGCACCTATTCAATATTGGACAATAGGAACTTCAACAGCTTTTGCAGATGTATCAACATCACCTACAGCTAAACATATTACTGTAGTAAGAGATTTTGTAGTTACAGGGAGTGTAGCAGCAGGAACTTTAGGAAGGTCTACAGTAAGGTGGTCTGACATTAATGATGAGACTGACTGGACAGCAGGTGCTACATCACAATCAGATATTCAAGTAATTGCAGATGGTGGTAATGTTGTAGGCCTTACAGGTGGTGAATTTGGTTTAATATTTTTAGAAAAATCAATCCAAAGAATGTCATATGTAGGAAGTCCTTTATTCTTCCAATTTGACAATATATCAAGAGGATTAGGTTGTTTAAATGGAAGTTCTATTTGCCAATATAATCAAGTGTCATTCTTTTTAAGTGATGATGGATTTTACTCTTGTGATGGCAATCAAGTAACACCAATTGGAAACGAAAAAGTGGACAGATGGTTTTTTGAGGATGTAGATTTAAGTTTATTAAGTAACATGACTGCTTCTATAAACCCAGCATTAAATATTGCTATTTGGAATTATGCTAATGTAGGTGGCGGAAGAAGTATGTTAGTTTATAATTGGACACTAGGTAAGTGGTCTAGAGTAGAAACTACAGCCACTGTTCTAGGCAATATAGCGACTGTAGGAACGACTTTAGAAGGTTTAGGTACTCTAGGGTACACCGACATAGATGTTATGCCAGCTTCTTTAGACGCAAGACTTTGGGTAGGCGGTAAATTTTTATTTGCTGGTGCTACAGGTACAAAAATATCTACATTTACAGGCTCAACATATAATAGTGAATTAGTAACAACTGATCTTGAAGTTGGTTACAATTCTGTGATTAATTTATTAAGACCACAAATAGATAATGGTAGTGCAGATGTTTCTGTAGCTAGTCGTAGAGAATTAGATGATTCTGTTATATTTGGCGCAGAGGTCTCTACTACATCAGAAGGTAGAGTTAATTTAAGAACTGGTGGTAGGTATCATAGAGTATCTGTTAAACCAACAGGCTCATGGACAAATGCTATGGCTATAGATGTAGACTTTAAACCACAAGGCAATAGATAATGGCAAGAATGTATAGAACTTTGCCATATCAAGGTGGAGAGCCTAGAGCTGTTGCAGAAGTAGTAAATAATGCTGTTAATGGGAAGACCAATAATACTGGGAGTGTTCTTTTGAGAGCTTCTAATACAACCACAACATTAAATGATGAAAGATTAGGATTTGATAGTGTTGTTTTGCTATCACCTTTAACTGCAAATGCAGCAGCACAAAATCCTTATATTTCTACTAAAGCTAAAGGGAGTGTAGTAATAACACACACAAGTGTAGCAAAGGCAGATTTAAACTTTGATTATATTATAGTAGGTTAAGTGTTATTATTGTTTTATGAAATTATATATTGTACCAACAACTCATGTACAACAATATTGGCATCTAGCTGAACCATTATTACAACTAGCTTTAGATAAAGGTAATGACGAGTTCACAGCAGATCAATTAAAGTTAATGGTATCACAAGGGCAACAACAATTATTACTCTTAATGAAAGATGATAAATGTTACTGTGCTTTAACTGTGCAATGGATTATGTACCCTAATGACAGGGTATGTTACATCACTTATATTGGTGGTAAGAATACTAAAAAAGGATTTGAACAATTTAAAAATTGGGCAAAAAGTAATGGTGGAACTGCAATACAAGGCTCTACTAAATTTGAAAGCATAGAACGACTTTGGACACGATTATACAACTACAAAAAGAAGTACACACTTATGGAGCTAAAATTATGATGCACGATTACTTTCCAGAACTAGATGGAAACCAATCTATTGACAATGGGAAAATGGGTAGACAACTCCATAAAGGTGGAGGTGGTGGGCAAACTCAAAACACTAAACAAGAAATTGACCCTATGTTAAAACCATACATAAGCTATGGATTAGATGAAGCACAAGGCTTATATGAAGCAGCTGGTCCAACATACTATCCAGGTCAAACTTATGTAGACCAATCAGCACAAACAACAGAGGGTTTAGGTTTAGCAGAAGCAAGAGCAAGAACAGGAAGTCCATTAATTCCAGCTGCCCAAACTCAAGCATTAAGCACAATACAAGGTGATAGATTATCAGCAGGCAACCCTTATTTTGCATCAATGATGTCAAGTGCAGCTAAACCAATCGTATCAGAATTTAATACAGCTATTAGAGATATTGGTAGCAGAACAGCATCATCAGGAAGATATGGTTCTGGAGCTATGGGTGAGATGGAATCACAAGCATCAGAAAATCTAGCAAATGCTTTATCTTCAAGAGGTTCAGAATTGGCTTATCAGAATTACGCTAATGAAAGAGGTAGACAAGATCAAGCAATAGGAAATGCTGGAGCAATAGCAGGACAAGATTATTCAGATATTCAGCAACTAATGAATGTAGGTCAAGCAAATGAAGCTCAAAGTCTAAAACAATTACAGGGTGACATTTCAAGATATGATTATGGACAAAATGCACCTCAACAAAAATTACAAAATTATCTAGGTTCAGTTTATGGAGCTCCAACACCTATGAATTCAACAACTACCTCTAGCGGAGGTGGTAAATAATGGCTTGGTGGATTCCTTTAGCTATGGCTGCAGGTGGTTATGTTATTGATAAACAAATGGGTGGCGATGGAAAGAAAGGAGCTTTAGCAGGTTTAGCTGGTGGAACAATGCTTCCTGCAGCACCAGCATTAACTTCTGGAACTTTAGGACCTACAGGAGCTACCATGACAGGATTTGGTGGAGCTGGAGGTTCAGGTTTATTAGGTGGAACTACTACCGCTGCAAATCTTGGTGGCGGATATGCTTCTGGCTCATTAGGGGGTATGACAGGATTTAGTCCAGCTGTAAAAACTGCTTTACCTAGTGCAATGCCTGTGGCTGCTACAGGTAGCTATCCATCTTCATTAACAACAGGTGGTCAAGGTGTTCTTACTAATGATTTAAGTAGCTTATTCACAAAAAGTAAAGATTATGTTACTGATGGATTTAATGATATGTCTTTTGCTGACAAGGCACAAGTAGGTATGCAAGCACAAGGATTACTTAATAGACCGACACAACAAATGCAAGCACCTGCAATTCAACAAGCAGAGAATAGAACACAAATCCCTTTAACGGGAAATGGATTAATAACACAGATACAAGATAATAATATAATTAATCTACGGAACGAAGCAGAAGAAGAAGAATTAAGATCACAATATTTAAACCGACCTAACTTTTACGGATAAAAAAACATGGCATTTAACCCACTAGATTTCTTTTCAAATTTACTACCAAAAGACACATCTCTTTTTGGAGGGGCTCCTAGTAGTAGCGTTTCAAGACTACAGCAATTAGGATTGCTTGATGCTGACGCAATAAATAAAGCCAAAAATCAATCTAATATGCAAGGATTATTACAGCTTGGATTAGGTTATTTAGCTCAACCTAAAAATCAAGGGTATGGAAGCATGCTACCTTATTTAGCAAAAGCAGCAATTCCAGCAATTCAACAAAGTCAAAAACCTTATGATAACTTACTTGATGAAGCTAATGTAAATCAGCAAGTTCAACAATACACAGATAATGAATCTCGTAAATTAGGGTTAGAGAATTTTTCATCAGGGTGGGGTGTTCCAAATTCAAACACAACTCAAACAAGTTACACTGGAAGCGGTCAAGTTCCTAGAGATATTATGCAAAATCAAGACAATGTTTCTCCTTACACAAATTCACAATTAACAGAAAATGCAGCGCCACAATTTAACACACCAGTTACTACAAATACAGGAATTTTTAATAAAGATAAATATTTTGCAGATCAGTTAGCACAAAAAAATATCACTTTAGATGATTATGTTAAATATTCTCCAGTATTAAATCCAGCACAAACATTTACATCTGTCGCTGATGGTGCTTCTTTGGTTAATGCAGTAGGGGAAGAAGTTTACAACAATCCAAAAGATGGAAGTGAAAAAAGTAATCTAACAGGCGACATGGCTAACTGGTACAATTTTAACGGTAAATTAAAAGCAGCAGGTGAAAGCCCTTTATCATACGAACAATTTAAAAACACATTTCTAGGTGACTCTGCAAGCAGCAAATCTGGCTATAACAAAGGCTTGGATTTGATGCCAGACATAATTAATAATGCAGCGACTGCCAATGCTGAACTAGGGCTAACAACTGATTTATTAGATAAAATAAACAATGAAGATTATGATTATTTTTCAGGAGCCATGTCTGATGTAAAACTATCAATAGCTAAATTTGCTGATAATTTTGGTCTGTTATCAGAGGATTATAAAACAGCAGCGAATAATACAGAATTTATTAATGCTGTATCAAGAGCTGGTGTATTTAAATTACTTAAACCATTAGGAATAGGAGCAAGAGGGCTTGATACTCCAGCAGAAAGAGATTTCTTAATTGCTGTTTTAACTGGTGATGCTACAAAAATGCGAAGCACATTTAAGATTATGTTAGAACAAAGACAAGAAACATTTAATGGTGATTTAAGAAAATACAATCAGAATTTAAATGATGGAAATTTAGATAAAATGAAAGGCGTATTATCTTATAGAACTACACCATATAATCTAGGGAGTGGTTCATCCACATCTGACTTTAACATTATTGATGTGAGGTAATGATGCTGAAAACTTATACAGTAGAATTTAAAGGAAAAACTTATACGCTTGAGGGGAATAAACCACCCACAAGAAAAGATTTAGTTAAAATTGAAGAATTGCAAAAAATTAAAAGAATGAAGGAGTCGATTCCAGAAACTGACCAAATTATTAAAGGCGGTCTTATTAATTTAGTTCCAAGCACTTTAGGTGTTGCTAAAGATATTGGTACTGCAATCATTAATCCTATTGATACACTTTACGATATGAAAGACACTATTTTAGGCGGTGTTAATAATTTAGCTAAAAATGCTGGCATGGATTCGTGGGATGAGGGAAGAAGAAAGAAGTACGATAGAGAATCTCGAGGTCTTTTCAAAAAAGCAAGAGAGGCGTACGATGCAGGAGATAAAGAGGCTTCTGAAGAATTTATTATGAAAGCAACTGAAGTTTCTAACTTATTTGACAAACAAACAAACAACGCATCTGGGGTGTATGAATATTTTAATAAAAAATACAATGATGAAAAAGGATTTAAAGATACGTTGAAAAATGATCCAGCATCAATTTTGTTAGATTTAAGTGCAATTATTAGCGGAGGGGGTACCCTTGTTGGAAAACTTGCCACTTTAAGTTCAAAAGCTAACTTGTTAAGAAGTAAAAAATTAAAACAACCAAAAATATCAAAAACAGACAATAAATTTAATTTACAAAAATCATTAGTTGATCAAAATATTGTTACATCAAAAAGACAAGCAGCACCACAAAGAGATTTTTCAGGAATATTTAAAAACGCCTCTGTAGAGAGTGGTCTTCGTGGAGCAAGCAATGTGCTAAACAAAACAGCAAATGCTATTAACCCAATCAATTACGGAATGAAAGCAGTTACTGGTACAGGTAGCTTATTGGCTCCAGTAGTAAGTGCATTAACAACCAGAGGTGGTCCAGGAACTATAAGCACAGCTTTAAGATCTGGTCAAAAAGATATATTAAATACACTTAATCCTTTTTCTAAAAATGAGCCTAAATTCTTTTTAGACCAAATGAGAGGAAAATCTAGTCCTGCACAGCTTGTTGATACAGCTAGAGATGCCTTGAGAAGTGTTGTAGCTGGTAAGAATAGGGATTATAATACAGGAAAAATTAAGTTAGCAAAGAACGAAACTGCATTGTCTTTTGCAGGCATTGATAAGGCATTAATTACTGCAAGAGATAAATTCTCAATATACAAAGGTCAAATTGTTAATTCTGAAGCAAATAAAATATTAAATACCATTCAAAAAGATATTACTACATGGAAAAAGAATCCAGAGCTACATTCAGCTATTGGAATGGATAAATTAAAACAAAAGGTACAAAGCCATATAGAAAGCATAGACCCTAAAAATAGACAAGCTGTAACTGCTGGTAAATCAGTAAGGGCAGAAATTGCAAAAACTATCTCAAAACAAGCGCCTGAATATAGTAAAATTATGAAAGAATATGGTAGAGCCTCTGATGTAGTTAAAGAATTAGAAGCAGCATTATCTTTAGGAACAAAAAGTGGCGTAGATCAAGCTATAAGAAAATTAACTTCTATTACTAGAAATAATGTCAATACCTCATTTGGCAGAAGAATAGATTTAGTAAAATTATTAGAAGACGCAGGTGGAAAAGGGCTGATGGAAGAAATTGTTGGCGCATCTTTTCAAGGCTTTAAGCCTAGAGGGTTAGAGGGAGCAATGTCGCAAAGTGTCGCAGGGTTAGGGGTTGGTGCTGGAGCTGTTGCTGGTGTAGTTAGCCCAGGATTAGTTCTTGGTTTGTTAGCCACGCAATCACCTAGAGTTATTGGAGAGATATTGTATAAATTAGGACAAACAGGGGGAGTTCCAGCTAAATTAGTTACTGAATTAGCTAGAATGCCTAAATTTAGAAGTGTAGTGGCTCCGTATCTTGTGGCTTCTGAAAAGAGCAAGGAACAATAATGGATAGCATAAACCCAGTAGAGTTTGGCAAAATGAAAGAGCAGATCGAACAATTACAAAAAGGTCAGGACGAACTTCGAAAAGACATGAAAGAAATGCTTGCTTTAGCTAATAAATCTAAAGGTGGTTTTTGGATGGGTATGGGGATAGCTTCGTTTGTGGGTGGCTTAATATCTATAGCTATTAGGAACTGGATTCAATAATGAATACAAAACAAGAGTCTTTTGATAAGCTATTTAGTAAGCCAGTAATAATAACAGTTGCTCTATTAGCAGCACTACCTATTACTCCTGTTATTTTAGCTTTAATTTATGGATGGAGTAACTAATGTTAGCAGCACTTATATCACCAGTCGCAGCACTACTAGACAAGTTTATACCTGATGCAGACACTAAAAATAAACTAGCACATGAGATAGCTACACTTGCAGAAAGACAAGCACATGAAATTGCATTAGCACAGATAGCAGTAAACAAAGAAGATGCTAAAGGTGCATGGTTTCAAGCAGGTTGGCGACCAGCAGTAGGTTGGGTTTGTGTTGCAGGGTTTGCTATAAACTTTCTTATATCACCATTAGCTGCACCTTTTGGTGTAATAATTCCACAAGCTGATACAGCTACTATGTTACCTGTGTTAATGGGTATGCTAGGTCTAGGTGGTTTAAGATCATACGAAAAGAAAAATGGTTTAAATAAATGATAATGGCAAGTCCTAATTTTAGTATGGATGAATTAACTCATTCAGACACAGCAGCAAGGCATGGTATAGACAATACACCTAATGATAATGAAAAAGAAAACCTTTATAAATTAGCAATGGAGATGGAAGATGTTAGAGAACTTCTTAATAATAAGCCTATTTTTGTTAGCAGTGGCTATCGTTGTTTGGCTCTTAATGAATTACTCGGTAGTAAAAAAACATCTGCTCACACTAAAGGATTGGCTGCAGACCTTACTTGTCGTCAGTACGGAACTCCTAACGAAATTGTATTCGCTCTTATTAATTCCAGTATTCCTTATGACCAGGTTATTTTGGAATTTGACAGATGGGTGCATATCTCTTTTTGCGAAGATCAAGAAACACCTCGCAGACAGGCTTTAATTATCAACAAACAAGGCACAATGTTATACTCTGATTAGAATATTAAAGAGGTAACTTATTAATGAAGATACTTATTTTAGATATAGAAACATCTCCGCATACAGGATTT